TTAACGAGTGGTATAAAGGTTCTTTTGAAGAAATGGAAGAGCTCGTAACCCTTCCTACTCCTGCAAAGCAAGACGAGATGCAAAAGCAACTTGCAGAAGGGTATGACCATCTTACCAAACTTCAACAAAAAGAACTGCACGAGTTTTACAAGCGTGTAATGCAAGCGGTAGAGATTCTACGTGCTGAGAAAAAGCAAGTCAAGACACCACGTAAGGTAAAACAAAAAAGTGCATCTGAACTTGTGAAAAAGCTAAAGTTCAAAGCAAGCGAGCCGCAATACGGCATTGCTAGTGTAAATCCTGCAGATTTGATCGGTGCAACTGTTGCAGTAGTGTTTAACACTAAGAATCGTAAATTGGGCGTGTATTATGCAGAGCCTAATTGCACCTTCCAAGTGAGCGGGACATCCTTAAAGTTCTTCGATGAAACTAAGAGTGTGCAAAAAACAATTCGTAAACCAGAAGAGATTTTGCCTCACTGGAAAAAAGTAACGAAGCATAAGGTAGACACACAGTTTGGTTACCTAAAAACAACTGATACAAAGATGAACGGACGCTTTAACGAGGACATTGTAATTCTCAAAACATTTCAATAAATATATGTATGAGATTACATGAACTGATAGAAGCTAAGTTAAACCCAGACGATGATTTCCTTTCTCAAGTAGAGGAAATCATCGATGACTCTATTGCTGAATATCAGGAATTTTTAGCAGATAACAACGACGAAGATGACATTAACGAGTTAGAAGAAATACTAAACTCGAACAATGTAGACGAACTTCCGATAGACTTCATAGCAGATTACAGTCCACGTAAAGATCCAAATGAGTGGGTTAGTGCTGCAGCGGATTGGGATCCAAAAGAAGGCAAAAGCATACGTGTTTTCCTTCATGCTAAGAATTTAGAAAAAGTATACGGGCCACAAACATTCAAAAAGATATTGATGAGAATGTTAGCACACGAAACTGTGCATTGGAATCAGTATGACAAGATAGATCCTAAAGTGTTAGCTGGTCATAAAAGTGGCTACATGAAAGGTGTTGAGAAAAAAGCAGCAGGTGGCACTGACAGAGACTTGATGCGTAGCTACTTGCGTGACCCGCACGAGCTAATGGCATACGGGCGTGACATTGCTGATGAAATGAAAGACACAGACAATCCAGAAGCTGCATTGCGAAATCCAGAAAAGTTTCGTGACGAATTGCCATCATATGACAGATTCCGTCAGATATTTCCTGCGGATTCTAAACAGATTAAACAACTGCTCAAATACGTTGCAGATTATTTTAGGGTATAAATATTAGCATGGCAAACAAAAAACAACTCCTCATTAAAGAAATAGAACTTCGTTTAGGTGGTCAAATGGTCGATGTCGAGCTAGACCCAGAACACTACGACTTATCTATACAAAAAGCAGTAGAAAAATATCGTCAACGAGCAGAAAACTCGGTCGAAGAAGGTTTCATACCTTTAGACATTGCAGAAGATCAAGTTGAATATACTTTACCAGATGAAGTTATTGATGTAAAAGATGTTTATCGCAGAACAAGCGGCACACTTAACAGTAGTAGCGGTGGTGACATCGAACCTTTCGAGACTGCATACTTAAACAACTTCTTATTATACCAAGGACGTCCGGGTGGTATGGCTACATATGACTTTCTTGCACAAAATAGAGAAACACTAGGACGTTTGTTCGGCGAAAAGTTTATGTTTTCTTGGAACAACGTATCTAAGAAATTGTTATTACATCGTCGTGTTAAAGCAAGTGACACAGTATACTTGCATGTGTTCAAATATAGAACAGACGAAGAACTATTAATGGATGTTTACAGCGCACCTTGGATTAAAGAACTTTCACTTGCATATGCAAAACTAATGTTAGCAGAAGCAAGAGGTAAGTTTAATACTATCGCAGGACCACAGGGCGGTACTGCTATGAATGCTGATGCACTAAGATCAGACGCACAAGCATCGATTGATAAGCTAGACGACGAACTTAAAACTTATGTTGACGGTAGTGTAGGTCTTGGTATTATTATCGGTTGACATTAAGCGTTTGTTGTGTTAAGTTAGTTCATAATAATATATGAGTCCTTAATGAAATTACCTAAACTTCTTATAATTGGTCATGGTCGTCATGGCAAAGACACTGTTTGCGAAATCCTAAAAGAGAATTATGGATTCAGTTTTGAAAGCAGTAGCAAATTCTGCAGTAAGTTGTTCATTTATGAAAATCTTAAAAACAAGTATGGATATGCTAACGAAGAAGAGTGTTATGCTGACAGGCATAATCACCGAGCAGAGTGGTATGATGCTATCTGCGATTATAATGTTCCTGATGCAGCTAGGCTAGGTCGAGAAATTTTTAAAGCTCACGACATTTATTGCGGTCTGCGTAATAAACGTGAATTCTTTGCTATGAAAAACACAACTGTATTCGATGTGGCTATTTGGGTAGATCGTAGCGATCATTTACCTTTAGAAGCAAAAGATAGTATGAGTCTAGAACATTGGATGGCTGATTTTACTATCGATAACAACGGGTCTTTAGAAGAATTAGTATTTAATACTACTCAGCTTATGACAAGTATGCTAAACTTAGATAGTCCTAAACGAATTTTAAACTAATAGAACTTTTAAATGTTTTTTTAAAAAGGCGCCTTTTTGGTGCCTTTTTTATTATGTGCGTAGTTAATGGTTCTAATCACCGAAATATATAGCGGTTTTAATAAATATATTTAGATAGATAAACCCAGAGGAGTAAAAAATATGGTTACTTTAGTATCCCCAGGTGTATCAGTTACAGTAGTTGATGAAAGTGCGTATGGTGCACCAGGCGCCGGCACAATCCCATTACTAGTAATTGCGACCGAACAAGACAAAGTAGATCCTACTGGTAGCGAAACTGACGGTATTGCATTATATACAAAAGCAGCTCGTGCAGGTGAAGTAGTTAGAGTTACATCACAGCGTGAACTAACACAGTATTTCGGCAATCCACAATTTGCTACTAGTGGTTCAAGTATAATTCAAGGTGCTGAAACAAGCGAATACGGCTTAATGGCAGCATATAGTTATTTAGGACAAGGCAGTCAGGCATACATTGTTCGTGCCAACGTTGATCTTTCACAGCTAACAGCAACAACCACAGAACCAACATCTGCTATTAGTACTGCAAACACATGGTGGTTTGATACAGACGAAACCTCATACGGTATTCACGAATACAGCACTACTACCGGAACATGGGTTGTAAAGACACCTTTAATTGAAGTAAATGACAACGCTGTTGCGAACGAAGTACTTGGTTTAACTAGTGCAGGTTCCGGTGTATTTGTTCCTACAACAACTGTAGTTAACGGAACATATCTAGTTGTATATCACTTAAATCAAACCGGCGGCGTCTCTTTGCAATACTTTAAAGGTCTCAGCGGTTCATGGGAAGAACTAGACAGTGACAGTACACTAAGCAGCGGCGACACTGTTACATGGGCAAGACACTTTAGCGTCCCTGCAAGTCCAGGCGACGGTGACGTGTGGATTAAAACTACATCTCCAGCTAATGGCATTGACTTAGTTGCACACAAGTATTCATCAACTCTTGCAGATTTTGTTAGAGTTAGTGTTCAAGGTGTAACAACTGCATTAACTGCAGGCGCAAGCACTAGTATTGGCGATTTTTATCCACAAGACGGTAGTTCTGTTACTGCATTGACTAGTTCAACGGCAGTTGCAGGCGATTTACTATTAGACTTAGATGTTAATACAAAAGGTTTAATCCTATTACAAAAGGTAAGCACAGCAAAAGCACCAGAAGCACTAGGAACCACTGTTGCAAAATATGCACAAGTTTCTCAGCCATCTGCAGTTGCAGCAGACGGTCAGATATGGTTCGACGATACAATCGATGAACTCGACGTATATGTAGTTAACAGCGGTGCGTATGATGCAGTAACTCCTACTTACGGAACATCTGCACCAACTAGTCCAACAACTGGTGATGTATGGATTGACACAACAAATGCTGGCTTCGGTCAAGCAAGCGAACGTGCATATCCTGTTGTAAAAGTTTACAAAGGTGCATTAGGCTGGATTACATACGATAACACCGATCAAAGCACCGATCGTGGCGTTTTATTTGCAGATATCACTGATACATTAGGTGATGCTACAACATTAATTACTGGTGCACCAGATC